GGATCGGCGTCTAAGACCTGCTTCGGCAGGCCGCCCGGGTTGATCGCCGGGCGTTTGGCAGATCCTTGGCACAGCCTCACGGTCCTGCCTTGGTTTCGTAGAGCGCCCTCGGGAAACCGGGGGCGTTTCTATGCGGAGACGGATAATGAGCGAAGAAGACTTTCCCGAGCGCCCAATGACCGGCCTTTTTGCTCAATTGACCCCGGAGCAACAGAAGCGCGCCCTCGAATACGATGGGCCTGATAGCAGCGGACCAAGCATGGACGATCTTCGGAAAAGCGTCATGCGACGGACGAAGAAAATTCGCGCCTTTCTAGCCGCGCACTAGCCCGCCAAATCCAGCCCCAACAGCCCCAGAAGAATCCTGAGCGGGGCCGCGTAGTCCACAATCGGGGCATTCAACCCGAAGGCTTTCAGGAAGGGTTGAACCACCACTCCGTAGACCACGGAGAACGCCATGGCGTACAGGATGATTGCGCGGGGGGTGTAATAGTTCCTCGCCTTCTCCCCTTCCGTCGTTGCGTCAATCTGCTTGTCCCGCTCCTCATGGGCATCGGCTTGGGCTTTGTTCTTGTCGGGAATCAAGCGATCGGCGGCGGTTTCTCCAATGCCGAGAATCTTGTCGATGATGCTGAGGCCGAACATGTTGAAGTTGTCCTTATCCGTAGATGAATTTTCCGCACTTGGTGCAATAGACCTGCCCCTCGAAATCAGGCACTCCGCTACAGCCGCGGAACCAGTGCCAAAGCCGCTTTAAGCACCTAGCCATGTCGAATCATCTCCGCTATCCGCTGCGCCCGCTGGCCGTCCTTGCCGTCAATCTTGCCGTCTGTTTGATCGGCCCATCTGCTATCGAGAGATTCTTGGGCGGCATCGTCCCACCGCCCTTCCCTCAGCGCGGTCAGCATCTTTTGGAATCCCGACAAGCGCGGCCAGCCCATGTTGAAACACATGTTGGCTAGGGCTCTCTGGCGGTTTTTGGAGAGGGTGCGCCACCACGGGGCGTTGCGATCCAGATCGGAGATCGCAGCCGATACGTCGTTGTGCAGCAGGAACGTTACTTCGGCATCCGATATGCCAACGTCGGACAGATTGCGCCCGCAACCGATAGTGACCTTGCCCACGGAATCGACATATGGTCTGAGCCTCACGCCCTCGTCCCTGCGGAGGTCCGAATAGAGCGCGTCAAGATCCATCACAGCTCCTTCGGATCGAAGCCATGGTACTTGGCGATCCGCGCCGTCATCTTCTTAAACTCGCCATTGTGCGGAAGGACAGCGGGGCGAATGCCGCGCAGTACTTGACGCATGTGGACAACCTCATGGGCCAGAGTCCGGAACAGAGTGTCTGTGTGCCCAACCATCCGCATGGAAATAGAGATGGAATGAGACTTCCCGTCGAAGTCGTATCTGCCCATGTAGTCTCGTGCCGAGGTGACGTGGAACGCCACTTCATCTGCGGGGACCAGCTTCCAGCGATTGAACGGCGGCGTAGTCTTGAGGAACTCGTAGGCCGATTCCACCATCTCGGGGGTTAGTGGCAACGTCATGGGAGTTCTCGCAAAACCCTGGCCGCATCCAGAATCAGCTGAACCAGCCCCTTCTTATCCTTCGGCACGTAGAAAGGCTTCCCAGAGCCATCAGTGACGAGGACAGCGGCACCGAAGTCAACGTGCGGAACGACCGTCGCCGTGCGTGAAACAGGCGGAGCAGACTCCATAGCATCGCCATTCCTCTCTCTCGGGTAGAGTCCCCAGTCCTCAGGGAGTCCGGTGGGTGCGCGGTAGTCGGTCATACTGCATAGACCCTTCCCCGGAACTCGACCTCGCCCGCCTCTTCGTCGGAGACGTTGACCACTTCGGGCCAGAGCAATCGTCCCTTGCGGAAGGTCAGGACAGCGAATCCTGAGCGCCAATTTTTGGGGCCGTCCTCGGTGTAATCGACGAACATCTCGCCGTCTTTCGAAGCCAGGGTTCCGGTGTCCACGCCCCAGCGGGTGCCGTTGTAATCGTCGTAGGGAGTCACCTTCAGGGAGTGAAGATGGCCCGTGACCATCGTTTTCCCGGCCGCGACGGTGTTGTTATGAGTCGCGTGAACGCCGCCCTTGAAGCGATGTTTCACAACAACATCGTCATTGATCCAGCACGACCAGGCGGGTTGCCATTCGGGGAAATGGTCGGAGAGGTGAACGCCGTGGATCTTGGCGTACTCAGGGGCGACGGTGGCTAGACGGGTCTCGAACCTCGAATCGTGATTCCCGAGGGTCCAGACGAATTTGGCATTCACCGCGGCGCTCTGGATTTCCGCGAGTCGTTCCTTGCACGCCTCGATTTCGTCCACAAGCGTAGGGCGGGATTCCCATCCGATCGGTGGGTGTCTTGAGATTCTTGCCCCGTCTAAAACGTCGCCGTTCATAATGACGGCCCTGGGCTTCATCTCCTTGCAGGCCCGGACGAAGGCTCTGTGTGCTGTGGTAACTCGATTGGGCCAGTAATGGGCATCCGAGCCTACAAGCACGATGCCGTCCGAAATGTCGAAATGAACCCGATACGGGTGGGCGACGTGCTGGCGGGTGCGGAACGACTGTCCCTTGTCGGGAACGGTGATCTGCCGGCCGATCTTCTTTTCGATGCTCTCCCGCCGGGAATACACCCCGCGGACGGAGGCGAAACCGAATGTCTCTCTAGTTGCCTCCGGGCCGTCCCGTTCAAACACGGCGATGAAATCGTCATCGGAGCAGAGTGGGGTCATTATCGCGGCCAGAAATGCAGGTGATCGCCGATCCAGGCTATGAGCCCGGCAGCGGCAGCGATGACCGCGCCCACCTTGAGCAACAGGAACCACGCCCCCTTGCCCATGTTCATCGCCTCAATGACCGTATCGAGCTTCTTGTCGATCGATTGCAGCCAGCCCTCAGCCCCGTTCATCCGGGCCTCTAGGGCGGCGATTCTCTCTTCTGCCGTTGTCACGACTCCACCCCCTTGATTTCCCGGCACCGGACGAGGGCGGAGTAATCGTCATGGAGCTTGGCCTTGAGGTGCCTTCCCTCTGCTTTCAAGAAGGCGTTGGCTTGGTCGTTACAGGCCTGTTCGGTCTGAAAGACGGGTTCCGTAGCAATCACCACGAACTTATCGACTGAGGTGACGGCGCAGATGATGACCAGGGCGGCTAACATGGCCCGTTAACCTTCTGGTGATACTGGTGGTTGGCCATGCTGCCTTACTCCGTTAAGGTTGCGTGGAAGTCCCGGGCGGTCATGCCAGTGGCCGTCCGGGGCGCTGTTAAGAAGAACGAATGCAAAAGTCCCGCTTCATCCCCGAAATCGAATCCCTGCGCGGCATCGCGGCCTTCTCCGTGATGGTCGCGCATTGCTTCAACCAATACGGATTTCACGTCGGCTCTGCGCCGCTCGATAGCTGGCAGCCGATCGTGAATTTCATCATCCATGTGCTGTTCGACGAGAACTCCGCCGTGGTGATGTTCTTCGTTCTCAGTGGATACGTGCTTGGCCTTCAGCTCGACGGCATGAGGAACGGCGCTTTGGAAGACACGGCGGCGTTCTGGATTCGCCGCCTCTTCCGCATTGCTCCGGCAATGTGGCTTACCGTCGTTCTGGCCTACGTCGTCGCAATCCACTACCGGATGCCGACCGCGCAACCAGACCTCTTTCTGAACGCGCTGATGTTCGACGGGAAATATCTGCTGGGAACTCTGTGGACGCTCTCCGTGGAGATGGGCTGCGCCCTCCTCTTCCCGGCCCTCTATTGGCTGGAAAGAAACAACGGACTGGCCGTCAACCTCTTGGTCCTGTGCGGACTGGCCTGGATGATGGGGATCGGCGCTGTTCCCGAGTGGGCTAGATACCTTGCGTTCTTCCACGGCGGGCTGATGGTTGACCGCATAGGCAAGCTGCCGAAGTGGAGTCTCTACATCGCACTTGCGGCGTATGCGGTGGCCCCACCGTTGTGCTCCGTCCTCGGCCTTTCCATACTGATATGGCTGCGTGTGGTAGGCATCGCGTCGGTAATCATTCTGGCGTTCGTCGTTCACCAGGGGGCATTCGGGAAGCTGCTCACCGCACAACCGATTCGGTTCCTCGGTCGAATCTCCTACAGCGTGTACCTCCTCCACTTCGTTCTGATCTCGGTGGTCATGAACGAGGTCGTGGTGCCGATATCGGGGAAGCACCCGCAGAACGTCGTGGGCTATCAAGCCCTCTGCGCTCTGATCGTTGTCCCGGTTACGGTGCTTCTCTCGCATGGCCTTTATTCGCTCGTGGAGCGCCCCTTCAACAGGCTGGGCGCCCGGATCGCATCCCTTAGCTTTTCGGTTCGTCGGACGGCGGTTGAAGCTGCGGCGAGGCCTGCCCCCTGATCTTGTTGATCAGGCTCAGGGACACTTTGGCCGGGAGTTCTCCAAGGCTCGTCAAAACGAGGTTCGTTTCGTCGAGGGTGAGTGTGAGATTCAGTTCCGTCATATCGGCTCCGTGAATTAGGCAGCTTTGGCTTCCAGGGCGGAAATCCGACCCGCAAGCTGGAAGAGGTAGAGGTAGGCTTCCTCGACCTTCTCAAGGATGATGTCGCCA